AAAAAGAAGTTTCTCTTTTAACACAGGCTTATGAAAAATTTAAAGAAGGTTTCATGGATGCAGTTAATGCACAAAAAACAGGTTTTGAAACAATTAAAAATATAGGTAAAGAAACATTCAAAGAATTAAAGACTATGTTAACTGATTTTGTAATGACAGGAAAATTACAATTTCAAGATTTTGCACAAGTTATTACAAGAATGATTGTTGAAGCATTAATAGGTGCGGCAATAAAATCAGCATTGGCAAAAGCAGTCGAAATGTTTAAGGCGTCAGCCATTAGAGATGCATTAATTAGTGTATATACTGCGGCACTAAGAGCATTTAAAAATTTTGGTGGAGTTCCTTTTGGTGTTATTGCGGCTGGTGCAACAATAGCTGCTGGTATAGGTTTAGTAAATAAAATTAGAGGATTTGAAAAAGGTGGTCGTCCTCCTGTTGGTCAACCAAGTCTTGTTGGAGAGGGTGGACCAGAATTATTTGTTCCCAATACTGCTGGAACAATTATACCAAATGATAAATTAGGTGGTAGTCAGCCTGTGACTGTTAATTTTAATATTAATACAGTTGATGCTAGAGGGTTTAATGAATTATTAGTTAATAGTAGAGGTGTTATTGTTAATATGATTAATAATGCCGTTAATGAAAAAGGTAAGGTAGCAATTATATGAGTGGTGCTTTTCCTAGTACAAATTTTAATGCCGTTAATATACAAAGTAATCAAAAAACTTTATTCAGTGAAACTGATAGTGGCAAAACATTTAGGCGACAAATTCAAGGACAAAGATTTAGTTTTACAGTTTCATTTCCTCCAATGAAAAGAACGGATTTTGCACCTATTCAGGCTTTTATAATGAAGCAAAGAGCAAGGAAAGAAAGTTTTACCATAACCTTACCAAGTGGATTTAATGCCCTTGGCAGTGAAACAGGAACTTTGCTTGTGAATGGTGCACATTCCGTTGCAGATACAACGATTGCGATTGACGGATTTGCTGGTGATAGTGCTGGTAGATTGAAAGCTGGTGATTATATTAAGTTCGCCCATGACAAGGTTTATATGATTGTTGCTGATGTGACATCTTCAAGTAATGCGGCAACAGTCACGATTGAGCCACCACTAAGAACTGCATTAACAAATGATAGTTCAGTCACTTATGATTCAATTCCTTTTACAGTTCACTTGACTAGCGATGTTCAACAATTTGAAATTAACCAAAATGATAAAGACGGAAACCCTATTTATCGGTATGAGTTTGATGTTATTGAAAGTTTATAATGGCAAGAGGATTATCAAATTCAGTCAAAACAGAACTTGCGACAGGTAATATTGATCCTGTTTTACTAATTGATTTTGGTTTTGCTACTCCTGTCTATTTAACTAATGCTTCATTTGATATAACTTCAAATATATCTGGTTCATCAAGAACTTATTTATCTAATGGACATCTAAGAAGTATTACTGGTATTAATGAAACTAATAGACCAAGTAAAAATACATTATCAATAAGCTTATCAGCAGTAGATCAAACTTATGTATCTGTAGCATTAAATGAAAATATAATTAATGATAATGTTTATATCTATCGTGGTTATTTAGATTCCAATAATGCTTTAATATCTGACCCATTTCTTTTATTCTTTGGTACTATTGATGAATATAAAATTAGTGACAACACAACTACTGCTAATTTAATTTTAAGTATAACTTCACATTGGGGAAACTTTAGTAAAACATCTGGGCGTACTACCACCGATAATTCACAACAAAGATTTTTTACAAGTGATAAAGGTATGGAGTTTGCGGCTCTAACTGTTCGTGATATTAAATGGGGAAGAACGTGACTAGTGTTCATCTATTACAAGCAGAAAAAAAAGATATAGAGAATGTTTACAATTTATTAGTAGAATATAAAAATGTTGATTTAGAAGATGTAAGTTTTCCAGAAATTGATAGAGATAAACTATTAAATTTTATTAATACAATATTACAAAGAGGTAAGATAATTTTATTAAAAGATTTAGATCGTGATGAATTAATTGGTTGTTGCATGTTTAATAAATCAGAATATTTTTTTAGTAAGAGTAAAATACTGCAAATACAAATGATATATATAAAACAAAAATTTAGAAATTTTAAACTTGTCAAAACATTAATTGATTCAGTAAAAAAAGTTTCTGAAGATTTGCCTATCGTATTATCAATCACATCTGGTTTAGGAATAGACCCTGTTTTTCAAAGATTAGGTTTTGAAAATATGGGTGGTAATTGGAGGTTGATGTAATGGGTGGCTGGAATCCGATTGAGGAAATAGTTGATTTTATCACCGATGTTGTAGATGTATTTGTTGATATAGTTGAAGATTTTGTCGGCTGGTTATATCCTATGCCTGATATCCCTGACTTTGGGGATATGCAACAAGATCAAGACGCAAGAGGGGTACTAGTTAATAAATTTAGTGCCAATGCGCACATACCCATAGTTTACGGAACAAGAAAAGTTGGTGGAAATGTTGTTTTTTTAGAGACATCAGGAACTGATAACGAATTTCTTTACATGGCAATCGTACTATCAGAAGGTGAAATTGATGATATTACAAAAATATTTATAAATGATAATGAAGTTAGTTGGTCAGGGGATTTAGCTGACAATACGGAAAGAACAGTAGCAAGTGATGATGCTAATTATTACAAAGATAGTGCAAGTTTAATTACTGTAAGACCACATTATGGCTCTGATTCACAATCAGTTTGTAGTTTATTAAGTACATTAAGCAGTTGGGGTTCAAATCATAGGCTCCGTGGTCTTGCATATATTTCTTTTAAGTTCAAATGGAATGCAGATGCCTATGGTAGTTTACCTGTAATAAACGCCTTAGTTAAAGGAAAAAAAATTTACAATCCAAATTTAGATGGAACTTTGACAGGGGGTAGTGGTTCTCATAGAGCAGACACTTCAAGCACTTGGGAATATTCAGATAATCCTATTTATCAATTATTAGATTATTTAAGAAACGATAGATTTGGTATGAGTATTCCAAACAGTTATTTTGATTCTAACTTTGCAGATTGGCAAACTGCTGGTGATATATGCGATACAAATATAACTCCTTATTCTGGTGCAAGTCAAATTGACTTAATGGATAGTCATACAGTTGTTGATTCATCAAGAAAAGCTATTGATAATGTTAAAGAATTTGTCAAAGGTAGTCGTGCTTTTTTAAATTTTAGTTCAGGTAAATATAAAATATTAGTTGAGAGTAGTGGTTCAGCTTCTATTACATTAACAGAAGATAATATCTTAGGTGGAATTACTGTTAGCAGTAAAAATAAAAATTCAAGATATAATAGAGTTATTGTTAATTGGATTAACCCAAGTAAAAATTATCAATCAGACACGGCACAATTTCCCCCTGTCGATGAAACAGGCGTCGCTAGTGGTGATCAACACGCTAACATGAAAACTGCTGACGGAGGTTTATTATTAGAAGGAAGATTTGATTTTCCTATGCTGACAAGTCCTTATCAAGCACAAGAAATGGCTGAAATTATTTTAAGAAGATCAAGATCAAGTTTAGATGTTTCTGTGAAAGCTGACGCAACTGCATTAGATTTATCAATAGGTGATATAGTTAATATTACTCATGCTACACCAAGTTTTTCTGCTAAACCTTTTAGAGTTCAAGGTCTTACTTTAAATTCTGATCATACTGTAAGTTTACAATGTTCCGAGCATCAAGACAGTTATTACACTTTTGGAACTCAACAAGAGGTGGCAACAATACCTGATACGACCTTGCCAAATCCTTTTAGTGTTTCCCCTCCAGCAAGTGTGACTTTAGATGATGAATTAATAGAATATGCTGACGGAGTTGTTATAACTAGATTAACAGTTGCCGTAGGTGCATCACCAGACAAATTTGTTGATAATTATGAAGTACAAGTCAAACAAACTTTAGATCAAAAAGGAAATGCCGTTAGTGATGATTTCAAAGAAGTAGCAACAGGAAAAATTTTAAATTATCAATTATTGAATGTTATAGATGAAGCTACCTATCAAGTAAGAGTAAGAGCCGTTAATACTATTGGAGTTAAATCTACATATGTTTCTGCTACTAGAAAAATAGTTGGAGGTGTTGAAGCACCCTCAAATGTAGAAGATTTTGCCGTTGAAATGCATGGTCAAGATCACATGAAATTAACTTGGACTCCACCAAGCCAAGAATCAGACCTTGATATATCCTTTTACGAAATAAGATTTCAAGATGTGTTAAGTGGTGCTAATTGGCTTAATTCAACAAACTTAGTAAAATGTCCTAGAAGAAAATGCGATAATGCAGTCGTACCAGCAAAGACAGGCTCATATTTAATTAAAGCAGTTGATAAAAATGGAAATACATCTGCAGAAGCAACAATCGTCACAACAAATATTTCAGGCATTCAAGCGTATCAAACTATCTCAACATTTACTGAAACACCTAATATATTTACTGCTTTAGATCAAATGGATGCAAGTTTTCCTTTAACAGTTAAGATTGACCCCTCAGGTGATACTATTTTGTCTTTAGATACAGTAACTAACTTTGATGATACTGTTGGAAACTTTGACAGTCCTAGTGGTGATTTTGAGTTAGGTGGCACAGATACAACATCAAATCCAAACTTTAATGATTCAAATAGAGATGCAAAAGGATTTTATAATTTTGTAAATACATTATCTTTAGCACAAATTTATGACGGAAATATTGAGCCGACACTTACTTTAGATGCTGAAAACCCTTATGATTTATTTGATAGTGGTAAGGGTGCATTATTATTTGATGAAGCCAAAGCACCTTTTGATGGGACAGAGCAAATTCATGCCTTTCATAGAATACAAATAGCCACATCAACATCTTCTTTAGCTAACTGCACAACTTTCGTTGATGTATCACAATCAGCAACTTTTAAATTTAAGTTTGCAAAATTTAGATTAAAACTTTCTAATGATGATGATCAAACATCAAGTAATATTAAAGAAATGAAAGTTAAATTAAATATGGAAGAAAGAACTTTTGCAGAAAGTAATCTAGCAACATCTTCAGGAAATAAAACAGTGACTTATACAAATCCATTTTATGCAGTTCCAGCAATAGGTATCGCTGCTCAAAATATGCAGACAGGTGATATATTTACAATCAGTTCAAAAACTGTTAATGGTTTCAGTATAGCTTTTGTTAATTCAAGTGGCTCTGCAGTAGAAAGAACTTTTGATTATATTGCTAAAGGTTATGGGTTGCAAAGTTAGAAAGAAAAGGATATAGATTAATACATGGCACAGGTAAGTGATGTTAGTTTAGCAAATCAAGGGTTTAGTAGTTTTCGTACAGAACTCAACAATATTTTGACTGCTTTGAATTCTCAACATAGTGGGACTTCAGCACCAAGTTCTGTTGTAGCTGGAACACTTTGGGTTGATACGGCAACTAGTGGAGTCTTAAAATTAAAAATGAATGACGGCACAGATAATGTAGAAATATTACAACTTAATATTGCAAGTAATGCTTTAACAAGTACAATGTCAGTGACAGGAACTATTTCAGAAACTGACCCTAACGCTTTACCTTTAGCGATTGCATTAGGATAGGAGTAAAATATGGCTAATACTTTCAAAGTAAAAACAAATGGTGCAATGCCAGCATCTGCTGGAACTCCATTAACTTTATATACAGTACCGAGTTCAACAACTACAGTAGTTATAGGTTTAATGCTTTGTAATATCCATACTGCGGCAGTCACTTGTGATGTTCAGTTAGTGAGTGATACTTCAGACACAGAAACAAATGAAACAGTTTTATTAAT